GTGGAACGTGAAATATATATGACATCTTGTAATATGTATCCTATGGTTATTCCAGACATGCCTCGTCAGTGGAATCCTCCTGACCGACCTTTTGAATTTGTTAACCCATATATAGCTGAATCTACATTTTTGTGGGATAAAAAGTATCTTGGAGAATTTGTGGTTGATATAACGAAAGAAACATTGTGTTTAAATAATCATTTGGCCACAGGTATATTTAATGTTGATGTGGTAATTCCTTCTTTAAAGCTACTTTGTTGTAGAATTTTATCCGCTTATAATTTGTCATATGGAGGTACTAAAGATCATCCCTATGTGACTAATGTAGTGTATCATGTACAAAGGGTTATGAGTTCAAGATTGCAAAAATTTCCAAAATCGTTTCCTTCCTTTAAACCGGGTTTTAATTTCGATTGTGTTCATCATGCATTTAATTATTATTATAATTATTGTGTTCGTTCTAAGAAGAAGGTTAAATGGTATTTTGAACCTAATGATATAAATTTGATTCCTTTTGGTAATAAAAAGAATGGTTTTGATGCATGGCCTGATCTTCCAAAAATAAATACTGGTTACAATACTTTTGAATTTACTAAACATCCAACTAAAAATCAAGCTATGATGTCTATTATTAGAGAGTTTAGGAATTTTATGGTTGCTGCCGCAGAAATGATCAAAGATGGTGCAGTGCCCGTGATAAAAGCCTTTAAACATTTTATCACATCATTATCGTATAAAGAGGAAAATAGGTCTTGTATTGATGATGGAACACTCGAGCCTGAGGCCGTAGCTGATTATGATAATAAAGGAAGAATTTTTGCATTGCATAAAGATTCGTTTTGGGGACGGCCCCTTGGTATGAGAAAAATTGAAAGAACATATTATGAAGATGCAAATTCGATTTATCCCGGTTCTAGAAATTTTTCGGTACACAATGAAATAGGAACATCATGGATTAAAGGTGGTGCGAAAATGAAATATGATGCACTTTGGGGTGAATTAGGTGATGAATATGAGGAACAGTATCGGCCGTTGGATCCAACATATAGATCTTATAAATTGAAGAAGGAGGGGACACAAAAATTCTTTGAAGGAGATATTAAAGGTTTAGATACCTCAATTGGAGCTATGCAATTAGTATATTATCAGATGTTTGCAATGCAATGGGTACAGCGGGATGACAAAGATCCGTTTTATTTATTGTTTCAATGTATTCTTGAGGGTCTTGCTGAGATGTTGGCGGGGAAAACTGTGAGATGGTTGGAAGATTTTATGTTAATTTTGGGTTTTATGCCTTCTGGGAGTTTAGAAACGTCTCATGGCAATTCGTGGATAATGATAAATTTTTATTGGCTGGCTTATATATTCCATACTATGGCAACTGTTGATATAGATACGAGGAAATTGATATGGATGCTAATGATAGCAAGAAGGATAGTTGCTCTCTTCTTTGGAGATGATTTTATAGCATCTTGTCCTCGGAATCTTGATATTATTAGTATTGAAGGCTTTGCAGAATTTATATGGAAATTTTATGGCGTGGATATGAAACGCAAAGCTACATATAGTAGTTTAATATCTTATTTTATTGTTGCCAATTCTACTGTTGTGAGGACAATTTATCAAGGCCCTGCATATTTAAAAAGACAATTTGTGTTGTCAACCAATTTTTGCCTTGATAAAATGTTTCCAGAAATATCCCCTATAGTCCCATGGAGACCAATTGCACAATACAAATGGAGGATGAGTGTCCCTAAAGACAGAGGTTGTCAGGTGTTCAGGAATTTAAGTAGGTTGATAGGTCTTGCTTATGATACGTTAGGAATTGAACCTTTGGCTTTTGCTATGATAGAATTTAAATATAATTTGGAATACAATTTTTCCTGTAGTGTTTATGGCAAGGTTATGATAGATCGAATGATACCAGAACTTATGAAGGAGGATCAGAAATATTTGCTTAAAATTGGAATGCAAGGCATTCCTGAAAGATTTCCTTCGTATTATGAAGTTTTGTGTTTAAATCATCTTGATGTGGAGTACCACAGACCAAAGCATAAAGAGACTCGTACTTGGCAAGAGAGTGTGTTAGAGGTAGAATTATATTAGTTTAGGTTTGTTGATTTTCCCGCTAAGTGCCCGTAGTTAGCGGAGTGTCCGGAAAAAAAAAAAAAAAAAAC